GCTGTTCAAGTTATATCCAAGGTTTATAACCTAACCGAAGAAGAAGTAAATATCTTAGTAAATCAAATTGATTATCTCATATCGTCAAAAGCAGTTAAGAAAATAGCATCTTCCACCATTGCTTTTAATTATGTAAAAAAAAAGGTCTTAAATACATCAAGTTAGGGTTTAAAAACTATATATCTAACAGTATAACAAATAGAATTTTACCCTTCAACTTTTACAATAATTCAAGTCAATTAATAACATATTTTCTTCTATCTAAAGTTGGTGTAAATACCAGTATAATAGCTTTAATATTATTGTTTTTATAGATACTATATCCATATGCCCCAATGCCCCAAAATGGAACCCTTATTTTAAACTTTCACCTATAGGGAAAAAAAAATAAAAATAAAAATAAAAATTCTACAGGGAAAAGTTTAAAATAAGGTTTCCATTTTGGGGCATTGGGGCATGTGTATAGTTTGAATATTCATTTTTAAACACTTATATAATTTCTATTATCTATAAATTATATATAAACACTATGAAGTACGGACGAGAAGTAGGCAAAGGCATATATTCAAATGCTCTTAAGGAGTTTTTAAAGAATTCTTACAGTAAGAACCAAAAGAGTAATATCAATGGCTTTAAACGAGATGAGAGTTTATCGGGCAAGAAGTATGGTAAAGACCATATAACAACCCTTGGACATTCTTTAGGGGCGAAACTTACCAGTGATGTAGGCAGTAATTCAAAGGAGTTAATCACATACAATAAGCCAATATTACCCTATGATATGTTGAACCAAACGAAGGGCAATGAGACCAGTATAAGAACCAAGTTAGACCCTGTTTCTGTCTTAGGAAGTTTTAACCCAAATATTAAACAAGTTTCAACTAAAACTATAAACCCCATTACTGCTCATAACTTAGACCAATTAGATAATATGGACAACGAATATATAGGGAAAGGAAGAATAACCAAGCAACCAAAATTTAAAAAAGAATTATCCAATTTTGATATTATAGATATTTGCAAACAAAGAAAGATACCTTTAATAAATGTTATAGCAAAGGATGAGGAGATGTTGTTAAAAAGAAATGGAAATTATGTTATAAACCTTCAGAATCACGACCAAAAAGGTAGTCACTGGACAGCTTTAGTGATGACAAAGAATGACTGTATATATATGGACAGTTTTGGACAACCACCCCCACAAGAAGTAAATGATTTTTTAAAAAATAAATATAAGAAAGAGAGTATTAACTATAATACAATGATTATTCAAAATTTAAAATCTACCTACTGTGGCTATTTTTGCATAGCATTCTTAAAATCAAATAAAGAGAATAAAAATAAGGGATTATTACAAAAATTAAAGATATTTCAAAATATCTTTTCTACGGACACAAATAAAAATGATAATTTATTAGTAAAATATTTTTATCTTTAGTATATATATAACTTTTAATGTCAAGCACTAATACAGAGTATGAATTTACAAGCAGTTTAAAAAAAGATAGTAATATTTATATTTGTAAAGACCGTCAATATATATACTATAATGACCTTGCGAATGGTGCATACAATACGAATACCAGCGAAGTAAAGTTTGAACTTATATCCTTAGCGAATACTAACCAGTTTGTTAATTGGGCAGAGAGTTTTATATTGATACCTTTAACCTTATCTGTAAAAGCAACTGTTGGGACATTTAACGGCACATTAGGGTTAGGAATAACTGAAAATGCATTTGCATTATCTTTAAAAAACGGCTATCAACATATAGTAGATAGTTTATTAATAACTGTAAATGACAATCCAGTCAATCAACCGTGTCAAGGTGCAAATATTCCGAATAGTTTCAGATTATATGAGATGAGTGCAGATGATAGAAATACTTTAGGAGACATGATAAACTTTTACTTAGACACAGGCGACAGTATAAGATATTTACCAACACCATCATCATCTGGCATTGTATTTCAAACGGGAACATCCACTTTAATTTCAATTTCAGTTGCTGGATTGGCGACCTTTCAAAATACTACACCTTTACCTACATCAGTGATTCCAGGACAACAATTCTATTATAATGGTGTGTTATACACAACTCAAGGAACTGTTACTGTAGGCACCACTCAAGCAACTGTTACTGTTTATCCGGCTCCTGCAACTACTATAACTATTGCGTTACCTGTACTAATCACATGGCTTACCCCTTTATCTTTAACTAATGCAGGGCTTGGAGAAACGAATAATGTTATCTCAAAAGCAAATACTTTATTTAATCCATCTCAAGGATTTTTAACCAATATCATCAATCAAGGAAGACAGAAAAGAACAATGAATACATCTTATGACCCTTCTCAAACATCTATAAGTAATTATTTTACAAATATAAGTAAAACAGGTGATGCATTTAGAAACTCTTTGATAACTAATTCTTCAACTGAAATATCTTATAATATTTTCGCAACAATACCAATGTCTGTCCTTCATGACTTCTTTGATAAACTACCTATAACAAGAGGATTATCCGTAAGACTTAACCTTTACTTGAATACAGGTATTACAATTGTTGAGAATGTAAATGGTGCACAGCACTTGAATATTGTATCATATACTATGCCTAGACAGACATGTCCTTTCATGGTAAGTCCAATAGCGAATGACCCATTAGTAGGTTCAGGCTTTAGAATATTAAGTGACTGCTCTCAGGTGTCATATAATCTTAAGATAGGTAATACAACCCAACCCAACTGTAGATTTTATGCATCTATGTATTCCTTCAACCCACAGACAGAGGCTCTATATATCTCCGCACCAGAAAGAAATATTTTGTATAATGATATTGTTCAGTATGTTATTCCGAATGTTGGATATAACCAATCTGTCAATAACTTAATCACTTCAGGTATATCAAGATTAAGGGGGTTATTACTGGTTCCTATATTATCAGGGGCTTCTAATCAATGTAATGGATTAGATGCTAAACAATCTCCATTTAGTTCATGCCCAGCAACAGTTTTTCCATATGCAAAGATTACAAACTTCCAAATCCAAATATCAGGAAAGCCTATATATAATACTCCATTAAGTCATACCTTCATGTTCTACAACACCGCATTAAAACCAGAACTGTCTATCAATGGTGGCTCCCTTCGCTCTCTTGGTATGTCTTCAGGATGTATATCTAAGAGTGATTTTGAAAATGGATATGGCTTCTACTATGTAGATTTAACCAATATAGAAAGTGAGGCAGAAGATAACGCTTCAAAGTCTGTTCAAGTATTATTTCAGAACAATGTTGTCTCGGGAACAAACAACTTAGCCATTGATTACTATATTTATTTATATTTCCAAAAACAAGTAGCGATAAACATCTCAAATGGGGCATTTATAAAACTTGAATAAATCCATTTAAATTAATTTAATTCTTTTAAAAAAATAAACTATTTAAAATTAAATCAATATAAATAAGTATAAAACAGTATGGTAAATTACCAATTGGGAAAAATTTATAAAATTGTAGATAATACAAATGGAAATATTTATGTTGGCTCAACATGTGAAAAATCATTAGCAAGAAGATTACAAACTCATATGACTGATTATAAAAAATATTTAAAAGGAGAAAAATCTTCTAATACTGCATTACAAATATTTAAAAATAATAATTATGATATTATTTTAATTGAGAATTATCCATGTGAAAATAAAGATACATTACATGCTAGGGAAAGATATTTTATTGAGACATTAATTTGTGTTAATTATCAAAGACCAGGTAGAACCCCAAAAGAGTATAAAGAAGAAAATAAATATAAAATAGAAGAATATATCAAACAATATAATATCAATAATAAGGAAAAAATCGAAGAAACAAAAAAACAGTATTATCTGAAAAACAAGAAAACAATAATTGAAAATAATAAATTATTCAAAACTTTGTGTTCATGTGGTATGTATCGTAATGGACATAAAACACGCCATGAGCAAACAAAATTTCATCAAAATTACATTTTAAACAATCCCTTATAGATATTTTATTTTAAATGCCCTAAATGCCCTAAATGCCCTAAATGCCCCAAAAACTAATCCTTATTTCAAACTTTCACCTATATAAAAAAATAAAAAAATAATTTTAAAAAATATTTACAGAGAAAAGTTTAAAATAAGACTTCCATTTTAGGGCATTTAAAATAAAATAACTATATTGGATTATTTAAAATGTAATTTTGATGAAATTTTGTTTGCTCATGGCGTGTTTTATGTCCATTACGATACATACCACATGAACACAAAGTTTTGAAT